GATGGCGCAAACAATTATCAATTTAGCAAATGGAGAATGACTATGGACCCCACTGCAGACTCAGGGACTACCCCTCCTGCCGACGGATCAACACCAGACGTACAAATCAAACCTGATACCGGCAACTGGATGGACTCGTTGCCACAGGAACTGAAAGACAACCCTACACTACAAAACACTCCCGACATCGAAACCCTGGCCAGGCGCCTCATTGATACGAAGTCTGCCATGGGCAACTCCCTTCGGATCCCTGGTCCTGACGCTGGTGACGCCGCGTGGAGCGAGTTCAACGGTAAGCTGCAGGACAAAGTACCAGGCCTGATGCGTACCCCGGATCTTGATGATCCCACCCAGGCTGGTGAGTTCTACACCAAGATGGGACGCCCGGAAGAGCAGAGCGGCTATACGCTGCCCGAGATCGAGGGGCTGGAGGTGCCGACCGACCGAGCCGAGTTACTGCGTGAGGCAGCCTTTGGTGCCGGCATCAGTAACAAGCAGTTTCAGAAGGTGCTCAATACTGTGTTACAGGCGGATGTTCAGGCCGGCGCTGCACTCAGAAGTGCCCAGGAAGAGGGCATGGCCCACCTGGGTAAAGAGTGGGGTGGCGCCTTTGATACCAAACGTGGGCAGGCTATTGCTGCTGCGAAAGCCCTGGAAGCGCCGCCGGAACTGGTGGCGGCAATGGAGGCGAACGAGGTGCGGCCTGATATCTATAAGCACTACGCTTTCCTGCATGGCAAGTTCATGGCGGGTGAGGGTGATGGTTCGCTGCTGGATGCTACGGGTGCAAGCACCGAGATGCTCACTCGTGATGAGGTTGAGGAGCGGTTCAACGAGGTTACCAAGAAAATGTTCGATATGGACCCCAACGATCCGCAATACAAGCTCATGCAGAAAAAGCGGATGAAATACTCCGAGATGCTGGCGGCGTAGTAGTCGCTTGTAAAACCTTAGCGTTATGCTAGTATCTTGATAATGACCAACCGGCGGCGGCCCCGAAAGGCATCCCTGCCGCCGGTTGGTAACATCGACAGCGGAGCCTCCGTATGGTGATTCCTCCAAAGAAGATTAAATTTACTTTTAACTTTTTTGGAGAATTAAAGTGGCTATTACAATCCCCAGTGCGTATATCGAAACCTTCGAGCGCACCGTTCGCCAACTGGCGCAACAAAAGAATTCTCGTCTGCGCAAATGCGTAACCGAGATCAACAATCAATCTGAAAAGCATAACTGGGACCGTCTGGCAGCTTCTGCCGCTCGCCTCAAGGATGCTGCTCGTAAAGTCTCGCCTGCTGGTGGCGACGGCTCGGGTGCAGTTGATTCCACCGACGGCCTGACATGGTCGCGTCGTAACACAGTCATTCAGACGTATGACACTGGTGAGATTATCGAACCGGAAAATATCGTCCAGATGCTGATCGATCCGAAATCTGCTTCTACAGAGAACTTGGTGATGAACATGCAGCGTACCGTTGATGACATCCTCATCACTGCAGCACTGGCTGATGCCAAAACTGGCGGTGGTGCAGATGCTGCGTTTCCTGCTGGTCAGGTCGTTGACGATGGTTCTGCCGGTTACACCGCTGAGATCTCACTGGACTTCATCCTGGAAGTGGACGAGAAGTTCTACGAGAACGATGTGGATCCTGACGAGCCTCGTTATTTCGTCATCGGTCCCAAGCAGCGTCGTAAGCTGTTGCAGCTGATCGAGGTGACCTCATCTGACTTCCAGGCCAAGCAAGCCCTGGCTACTGGTTATCTGCCTGACTTCCTGGGTTTCAACTGGATCGTCAGCAACCGTCTGAACGTACCTTCTGCTAATCAGCTGGATTGTCTGGCTTTCACCAAGAGGGCGTTGGGTCTTCATGTCGCTGGTGATATTCAGGCAAAGGTGGGCGAGAGAACCGATATGTCATTCGCATGGCAGGTGTACTTAATGCTCCACATGGCCGCAGTTCGTGTTGAAGATGAACATATCGTTCATTGTAAGCTGGCAGACACTGTAACCTAAGCGTCTCTTTACAGAGAACTCGGGGCGGGAGTAATCCCGCCCCATTTTAAGGAGGTTTAAATGGCTATTGTAGGTGTACGTAGTGAGGTAGTTGTCGGGTACTCTCATAGCAGAAAAACCGATCTGCTGACCTTTATGAACAACGGCACGGTGTCGGGTGAGTCGAACAAGCTCACTTCAGGCACAGCCACCAGCATATTGGGTAAGGCGCTTAATTTTGTCGGTAACAGTGCTGCTGCACGCGCTATCCCGGTAGCAACATTGACGAGGCAGAAACCAGCATGAGAAACGGCGATCTGTACAAGATGACGAGCATGTTGAAAACCGGCACACCGATGGAAGAGGTGCTTCACACCTACCGCAATCGGTACTCGGCAGACGAGATATGGTCTTTCTTCCCGAAGAAAGAGGAGCCGAAGAAGGCGGTCAAGAAGAAGGCTGCCAGGAAGAAGGTTGCCGAAGCAGAGACTGAAACCGATCCACTGGGGTGATCCATGACATCAGAAGTTGATATCTCGAATATCGCGCTGGCGTACCTGGGTGCTAACCAAATCACCTCTCTTGATGATGATTCCAACGACGCTGCGTTATGTAAATTAATGTATGCCGGACTGCGGGATACGGTGCTGGCTGATCGTGAGTGGACGTTTGCTGTTGCCCGTGTGCAACTCCCCGCACTAGCGGCTGCCCCTGACTGGGGGTATACATATCAATTTCAACTTCCCCCGGATGTACTACGTGTCCTGAACCTGTCAGATGACAAGACACAACCCGTGCCACCCTACGATCTCAAGTGGCGCCGGGAAGGTTCCGCCGTTGCGTGTAACAGCGCAACAATCTACGTCCGTTATTTGAAACGGATAGAAGATCCCAACAAGTTCTCACCTCATTTCGTACAGGCACTGGCTGCCCGTATGGCGGCCGACCTGGCATGGCCGATTACCAATTCAAAAGAAACTGTTGAACAGATGACCCAGCTATACGCACTGAAGTTGCAAGATGCGATGGCAGTTGACGGGATGCAGGGCAGTTCAGATGTGCTTCGCGCGAAACAGCTCCATAGCGCAAGGTACAGCGGTTCCTCATCTGTTGGACCGTATGTATAGCAATGGCCTGTCAATGCGCATCAGAATACGAGGCAATACGGGCTGAGATCGAGGCTCAGGGGCAAGCACAGGCTGCCCAGCTAGAACGTATTGCCGTTGCACTGGAGTTAGTCGGTGCGACCCTGGGTGATGATCTGATCACCAGTAGCGTCATCTCTAATCCGAGGGCGTTCATGACCGTCGAAAAAGTTGCCAACCAGCAGAAGATCAGTATCGGCAAAGCCTTGAAAGATTTAACCGAGAGGCTTAAGGACAATGTCTAAGATCACGCCGATCCAGGAAAGTTTCTCCGGGGGTGAAGTCTCTCCGAAAATGTTTGGCCGCGTGTCTTCTGACGGTTACCAGGCTGGCCTGGCGACTATGGAAAACTTCATCGCCGATGCCCATGGTCCTGCTGTTCGCAGGGAAGGTTCCCGTTACATCACCAAGGTGGCGGGTAACGACGGGCGTATCTTTTTCTTCACAATCAATGACCAGGCCGGTTACCTGTTCGTGCTGCTGAATCTCAGGCTAGTGCCGGTCACTTTCGAGGGGCTGCCTCTCGCCCAAAACTACGTCACCAACCCGAGATTCAGGGACGGGAACACGGGTTGGACGGAAGATTCAGATCGCGCAACGGTGACCTTTTCCCCTGACCTGCTGACCATGGCCAATGACGATCACGGTCTGGCGTATTCAATGGTCGGACAAGAGGTAACCGTACCTGCCGCTGGTGACTTCACCGTCGCCATTGGTGAGCTGAGTGGCGAGTCTTATAACGTCTACGTCGGCACCGCAATTGGTGATGGCTCATACGCCACGTTCATGAACGTGACAGGGACGGAGAGTAGTCTCGTCACCCTCCCCGGTACGACAGCATGGGTCACGGTGGAGAACGCGGTACAGGATCAAGTTAATCAGTTCACGGCGATCACGCTGGTCGATGAAACGCTTCAGACTGATATCGCCACCCCGTGGCTGGAAGCTGAACTTGCGGATGTGCATGTTGCCGTCGCACCGGGTGGCAACATCGTCTACTTTATGCACCCGAACCATCCCGTGCAGAAGATGGTGTACGTCTATGTGTCTGACTCTTTCGTATTTAGCGAGGTGGTGTTTACCGCTCCTCCGGCGGAATGGACAGGTGTCAGCCACCCGCGCACAGGTGTGTTCCATGAGGGGAGATTCTGGCTAGGTGGCACACCTAACCAGCCGCAGACCTTTTGGGGATCGAAGTCCAATGACTACGAGAATTTTACACAAGGTGCATTAGCCGACGACTCTTTACAGTTCTCGATTGCTAAACTGGGAGGTATCCGCTGGATGGCATCGACCAAGAACCTGCTGATCGGCACCAGTAATGGTGAGCACATCGTCACCTCGGTTGAGGGTGTAAT